AATTCCTTTAGTTTATGGTGCAAGCGGAGTGACACGATTAGAACCAAATACTGACGCATCTTTAATACTTCCAGGCAAAGGATTTTTAAATAAAAAAGGGCAATATAACGACTATACAATTGAGTTCTGGGCAAGAATAGCAGTAAACACATCTACGCCATTTAAAATATTTGGACCAATAGCATCGGAAGATGGATTGTACGTTGAAGATGGATTTTTAACATTAGTTATTGGTGATCAATTTGCATCACACTTTGTTGGTGAATGGTTTAGGCCAATGCTTATTCATATTCGTTTAATTAAAAATTCTGCGTCTTTGTTAGTCAATGGCGAAGAAGTGTTGTCATTATCTTTAAATACCTCCAGTTTATCTCTTCCAGAAGAACTTGATGGCAACGGAGATAGTCAAGATTGGCTAGGGTTTTATGCAAATAACAACGTATACCCTTTTGAACTTGATTGTGTTGCTATATACTCTTATCAAGTTCCAGTTACAGTTGCAAAACGTAGATGGGTCTATGGACAGGGAGTTATTTCTGCAGAAGGAATTAATTCATCTTATAGTGGAACTACCGCTTTTATAGATTATTCATTTGCAGACTATACTGCTAACTATAATTATCCAGATTTTGCTGGCTGGGATCAAGGCAGTTTTGATAACTTATCAACTAATCAAACAAGTTTAAGAACGCCGCAGTATGCTTTGCCAGAAATATTTTTAGGCACTAAAACATTGCAAAATCTATACGATGATAATAAAGACATACAGGATAATGAGTCTGGCCCTGTTGTTACTGATAAATTTTTGTCATTTAAACCTAACAATACTTGGAATTCTATTGAGTCATATATAAATTTTTCAAGGTTTAATTTATTATCAAGCGAAGTTGAAAGTTGTTACGGGGTGTTTAGTTCTCACAACTTGGCATCAGATGAAATATTGTTTAAAATATACAATCCATTAAACAATAATTACTTTACAATTCTTAAAGATGGAAACTTAATTAAGTATTCTTTAACCTATAATGGAACCACAGAGTTATTATTTACCTCTAGCGCAATTTCTGCTAACAACCTTTTTGCAGTTGGGTTTAACATAAAGACATTGTCAGAAAAATTTGGCAGCAACGTAAGTTCATTTTTTGGAAATCAAAGTTCCTTAAAAATGTACGTGTGTGGAGACGATTCTGGAGAGTTTACTTTTACTGGAAGACTTTATTCTGTAGGGTTATCTACAACCTTAAACTCTACAAAAATAGTAGATTATGTTGATAGTAACGGATTTATTGAATTAGACAAAGGGCAAGAATTAATTGATCACACTGCCAGTTACACAATACTTCCATCAGAGGCATATGAAAAATATTTTTTAGACATAGGTGTTGCTGGGTATTGGCAAGACTATTTACCACTTTCTTATTTTGCTCAATTTGTAAAAAATAACAGTGGACAAGAATTTTATGAAATAGACTTTTTACAATTTAACTTAGGGTATCCAACAACAACCACCTTAGAACAAGAATCTGGATCATCAACTTATTATTATAATACAGATGGCGCACAAATAAAAAGTTATGTAACATTCCAGTATGTTGCTGACGGGGCTAACATACCTACTTCTTTCGTTAATGAAGAAATGATGAATGAGTATAAAATTATTGATTTAAATAATTACGAAGATTGGGAAACGACAAGGTTTGAAGTTTTAGATAACACATTGATTTATCCAATTAAATCAATAGACTTTAATAAACTTGCAATAGTATATAGTCTTGAGTTTAATAGCCGTGGAATTTTAACTAAACCTATTTTATTAAATAAGTTGCAATTAGCATCTCAAGCATTTAACGATAACTCTTTTAATCCTATAGGAACTGGGTTTGGAGTAGATCTATTTCCATATAAGAAGAATGGCATCTATTTTGACTATAAGTCTAAAAATCCTTTTAGCATATACAAAGAAAGCACTCCATATCTATATTTAACAAAAACTTCTGGGATAGAGGTTCGTGGAGAATTAAATATATTAGAAAATCGTGGACTGTCTTTGCCTATTAATAAAGAATTATCTACAGCGTATAAGGTCAATGCTATGCAGTTATGGATAAGATATGACAAAGAAAACTTTACAACAACACCAACAGAACTTTTTGAAATTAATCATAAAGATGGAACTCTTAAATTTTACATACAGGCAAACAGCCTTGATTTAAATAGGGGTAAAATATTTGTTTTAGATGAAAATGGTGTTGAATATAGCGGTGTTGCATTTTATTTAAACGGTAATTTAGTAAGAGAGCCAGTTTTATCTCTTAAAGAATGGTCATCTATTGGTATTTCATTTTTATCTTCACTTATCTATAATTCATATCTTGGAAGTATAAACCTTACAGGCCCAGCACTATTTAATAATATTGCATATTATCAGGCAACTAGTTTACAAGAAGTTCAAACTACAGATTTTAGGCCATGGTTTCAGGTCTTAACAGATGGGCTTACAACAAATGATTGGCAGTTTTGGTTTAATAATTTTACATGGGAAGGCATGCTTGTTATAGGTTTGTCAGAATTTTATAGGAGCAATCCATCTGATATCTATAAGACATATATAGGCACAAATAAGATAATCGTTGATGATGGAGAAGGCTTAGTCTATCAACCTGAAAAATTAAATGTATATGCAGATACTGAATGGTCAACTAACGTCTCTACACCAGTATAGTCTGATATACTTATGGTTATGGAATCTTTAATTAACCCAAAAACTGGTAAACCTTATGTTAAAAATGTACGTCGTCAGGTAATAGATAAGCATTATGACTGGGGTCTTTACGTATATAAGACATCTACTGGTAAATGGTTTACAGACGACGAAGGCTCAGTTCTAAATATACCGTCCGACCGTGGAGATCTTACAAAAATTGCAGAATTAAAAAAAGTTGCAATACACTACGGAGATGATGGACTTGGTAAAGCGGTATTTGTTCCAGGGTTAACTCAGGTTAGTGAAGAAGAGTATTCCGAACAAAAAGAAAGACTGAGAGAAGGTTTAATTCCTTCAATGAACGACTTGGGTGCTTGGCATGCAGCACAACAAACATTAGAAAAACACGGAAAAGGGGCTATGGATGAGTGAAGAACAGTATATCCGTGCAAGTCTTAATACAGAAGAAAAAGAAGACAATATTTTTAAATCACATGATCCCTTTAATAAAAGTTGGGATGTTTTAAAAGATTACGTTGGGCTTGACCAAAACTTTCGTCGTAGAACAACACGCAATTTGACAAAGTATGCTGCACCAGAATTTAATGCTGCTTATCTAGATGCAGCAAATGCAACGCCATCTGGAGTAAATGCTGGATCAAAACAAATCAATCCTGGCACGGTATACAGAAATGGCTACGGACTATTTGACGTAATAACTCCTCCATATAACATGTATGAATTAGCCAACTTCTATGACACATCATTTGCTAATCACGCTGCTATTGATGCTAAGGTAGAAAACGTTGTAGGTTTGGGATACCGATTTGATATTTCAGATAGAACGCTATTAAGGTTTGAAATGAATGAAGATGCAAGTGCGGTAGACCGTGCTCGTAATCGTATTGAAAGAGCCAAGATTCAACTACGTGATTGGCTAGAAAATTTAAATGATGATGATAGTTTTACAAAGACAATGGAAAAGGTTTACACAGACCTTCAAGCAACAGGTAATGGATTTATTGAAGTAGGCAGAACAACTGCTGGAGAGATTGGCTATGTTGGACATATTCCAGCAACTACCGTTCGTATACGACGCCTGCGTGATGGTTTTGTGCAGATTATTGGTCAAAAGGTGGTTTACTTTAGAAACTTTGGTGCAAAGAATGCAAACCCTATGGGCACAGATCCACGTCCCAATGAGATTATTCATTTAAAAGAATACTCACCTTTAAACACATTCTATGGTATTCCAGATATTATTGCAGCAATGCCATCCCTTATCGGAGATCAACTTGCATCTCAATATAATATTGACTATTTTGAAAACAAGGCTGTTCCAAGATACGTTGTAACCTTAAAGGGTGCAAAACTTTCAGGTGATGCCGAAGATAAAATGTTTAGATTCTTACAAACTGGACTTAAGGCTCAGTCACATAGAACTCTTTATATTCCGCTTCCTGGAGACACAGAAGGTAATAAAGTTGAGTTTAAGATGGAGCCAATTGAGAATGGTATCCAAGATGGTTCATTTAAAGAGTATCGTAAACAAAACCGTGATGACATCCTAATTGCTCATCAAGTTCCTATTTCAAAACTAGGTGGTGCAGATTCTGCAGGTATTGCAGCAGCACTTTCTCAAGATCGCACATTTAAAGAGCAGGTATCTCGTCCAGCACAAAGACATTTAGAGAAGGTTGTAAACAAGATTATCAGAGAAAAGACAGACATTCTTGAACTTAAGTTTAACGAACTAACTTTGACTGACGAAATTGCACAATCTCAAATTCTTGAAAGATATGTAAAGACTCAGGTCATGACTCCAAATGAGGCTCGTGAAGCGTTAGACTTGCCACTAAGAGCAGATGGAGATCAACCATTTGTCATGTCTCCAAGACAAGCAACTGATGCTAGAGCAAATTTGGCAGGGGATCGTCAAAGAGATTCAGAAAGAACAAATAACAATTCTGATTCACCAACTACAATATCTGGACGCAATGCACAGGGTGAAGGTAGATCGTCTCAATAGTTGAGAAACTTCTTTAAAGCGGTGCTATAATTATAACGTTATGTTAACAAATAAGGCTCATTGGGAAACTAAAGGTGACAATGTTCGCCTTTCAATGCCCATCGGAAAGATAGACGTTGAACGCCGTATGGTGTCTGGTTTTGCAACCCTTGATAACGTTGACCGTCAAAATGACATTGTAACAACAGAATCTAGTATAACTGCTTTTAAAAATTTTCGTGGCAATCTTCGTGAAATGCACCAGCCAAGTGCTGTTGGCAAAATTGTTTCTTTTAAAGAAGACAAGTATTTTGATCCAAGCACTAAAAAGTTTTATAGCGGAGTTTATGTTTCTGCTTATGTTTCAAAGGGTGCACAAAATGCATGGGAAAAAGTTTTAGACGGAACCTACACTGGTTTTTCAATTGGTGGAAACATCAAAGAGTGGGATGACGCTTACGATGAGAAAATAGACAAAACAATTCGTGTAATTAAAACTTATGAATTGTCAGAACTTTCTCTTGTAGATAATCCAGCAAATCAATTTGCAAACATAGTTTCTATTGAAAAAATTAATGGACAAAACGTAGTTGATGGATATCTATCAAAAACAGAAATTGAAAATGTATTTTGGGATTCAGAAAACGGTATTGTTATGGTATCTGATTCTGACTCTGCAACAAGTCCAGTAAATGGTAACGTAATGCAGAATATTGGCTTTATAGAAAAAAATGATAAAGATACTGAAAAACTAATAAAATTCTTAGTTGATAGTGCTAAAGGCATTAATACAATTAAGATTACTAAGGAGGTAAATCCAATGACAGAATCAACAAACGCAGTTCTAGAAACTGCAGTTGAAAATGCAGAGGTTGCTCCAGAGGCACAAGCAGCAGAGGTAGTGGCAGAAGCAACAGCAATCGTTGCAGATGTAGCAGAAACCCCTGCAGTCGTTGAAGAGGCACCAGCAGTTGAAGAACTTGCTCTTGCTAAATCAGATGACGCTAGTGCAGAATCTTCTGTTGCAAAAGCAGCAGTTGAAGTAGAGAACGCAGTGGAAAAATCCGCTACAGATGTTAAAGAAGAAGTTGCTAAGGCAGTTTCAGAAATTAATAATTCTCTTACTAATGCCTTTGGCGATCTTGCTGCAACAATCAAATCTCTTAACGAGAAGGTAACAGCAGTAACAAAATCTCTTGAAACGGTAACATCTGATGTTAACGGAATTAAGAGCAACTTTAACGAGTTTGGCAAGCGAGTAGATCTTGTAGAACAAGATACCGCTTTCCGCAAGTCTGGCGATCTAGGCGAGATCGTACAGGAATCACCACAAGTGATTCACAAATCCCTATGGGGCGGTCGTTTCCTCACAAATGCCGAC